GTCTTATTTGTCAAGAAGCCTTATAGGCTCTGGTTTATCTACTGACATTATTTATCAATTTGGTCAATCGCAGCTTCAAAATTGCATTGAAAATTTAAAAAGCCTACAAGATATGCAAGTTAAAAACTTTCAACGCGTATCTGCGGATGAACAAATTGGATCTATCTTAAATATTGGAATTGATAGAAATATTTCCGATCCAAGATTATTTAATGTATCTATAAAAGTAGCAACGAAGGGTTTTAAAATTTCAAGTGCTACATTTACAATAAACACAATTTAATTAAAATTAATGATATATAATGTAATGAGGAAATATGGTTAATGTACGAAGTCTAAATGAGATAGTATTAAGCTTAATTGATTTTTTTAAGCTTGCTCAACCAGACCTTGATACTAAGCCAGGTACTGTTGCTCGTGATTTAGTTATTGATGCACCAGCAAATCAATTAGCATTATTATACAATGAATTATCATCTGTATCAGATCTTCAATCATTTCGATTAGTTGGCGGTTCTGATTTAGATAAATTAGCTACAAATTTTGGTTTAACAAGAAAATCTGCTACTCCAGCCAGTGGCTTAGCATTATTAACTTTTAATTCGCTTGATGCGCCAATAAATGTAAACAAAGGGGATTCTGTATTATCTTCTAATGGGTCTTCATTTATTGTTCAAAGTGGCGTAGCATTATTGCCATCTCAAAGTAATTTTTATAAGTCATTGGCTTCTAAATATAAAAATGATCTTGATTTCGTTGGAATTAAAGATCAATATGCAGTATTAGTTACGGTGCAGGCATCTTCTTATGGCTCTGTTGGTAATATTGGTAAATATAATCTTAATAGTACAAATATATCTGGAATTAATAATGTAACAAACGTAAATCCATTTTCTGGTGGTAATAACCAAGAAAGTGATTCTGTATTTAGGGCGAGAGTTTTAGCTACATTTAGCGGATCTAATATAGGAACTGCGCTTGGTTACAAAAACACGGCATTATCTACAGAGGGCGTTATTGATGCTTTAGTTATAGAGCCAGGCGATCCATTAATGACACGTGATGGAACCGTTGTATCTAAAAATGCAGATGGATCTAATACAGTTATTACTGAAGGTACTGGCGGGAAAGTTGATGTTATTATATTAGGAACATCATTAAATGAAAATTTAGATACTTTTATTTATAGAGATAAAAGCAATAAAAACGATCCTACAAACATTAAAAATAATGTAGTTTTAGGTCAAATTTTGGGCGATGAAAATAAAACAATTAATCGCAAACGAATTGATAATATCGCAAGCAATACGTTACCAGCCCAACCAGTTGATACGTTATTAGATGTAACTGGATCTTCAAGCGGAACATTTAAAGAAAAAACAATTGATGACTTTGGTAGAATTTCTGGTAACTATGAAATACTTAAAGATACAGGAGTGTATGCAGGTTCTCCATGGGGATTTGATACATTTAGTTGGATAAATAATAAAATAGAATTATTTGAAGAAGACCGTATTAAGGGTTTATTTAATGGTCAAGACACTGTAACATTTACAGACGTCTTAGAAATTCCATCAATTAAACAAAACATACCAATTGTAAATGAAAATAGCACAGTAACTTCAGATCGCTCAATAATTCAATTATTACATTATCCTGTTGCGAATGTAACAAGAGTATTTAATGTTAGTACTGGAGAGCGTTATTTAATAGCAAATCAAAATGTTGATGGATCTGGAGCTACAAATACATCTGGCAGAATTAAAATTTCTGGAAATACTTTGCCATCTTCAAGTGATGTATTGCAAGTAGATTATAATTGGTTAGTAAGTTACGATCAATATGCCGATTATGATGGTAGATCTTTAACAAAGAATTTAAGGTCTGTAACTGACAGCGTTGATTGGGGATATGCGTCTTTAATTCATTCAGAAAAAACAAAATTCACAAAAGCTGGCACATTTTTTACGGCAAATGTAGTTCATCCTATAAGCTCTATTATTAAAGTAAACTATGGGACCCAAATATCTGGATATGTTACAACTGTACCAAATGGTATATTTACAGGAAGATTATCATTAGTATTAAATAATTTAAGTGCTAATGTAACTTCTATTGATAGTATACAATTAACAAATTCATCAGTTGAAATTTATAACACTGCCCAAAATGACGGATCTTTTAGTGTAACAACATTTATTGTTGGAATTGATATTAAATATAATTTGACTGTCATATTACCAAATGACACTACTGCTGCATCTGGTGATTTTGCAGAAGTTATGGTTAATAGCACTGACATATATAATATTACATATTCTACTGGTAACTTTAGTGGTTCACAAATTACCATTCCTGCAGCAAACATAAGCTCAACAGCGTCTGTTTTATATATGACTGTTGATTATATTTCCAATACACAAAATTTATTATCATCAACAATAACGTCATTTCCAGTTAGTAGAATTGGAAATGGTTTTGATTTGAATAAAAACGTAGCATTTGAAAACAATTACATTTCTTCTATATTTAGAAAAGAAAACTTAGTTATTCAACAAAATATAAGCAATCAATATTATGTAGAATTAAATGTTTCCAATTTAGAATCATCTATGACAGTAGATGATGTAATATCAGCAATTAAATTAAATAATAATTTAGCTATTTGGAATAAAGATAATATAGGATCTATTTCTGTAAATACATCAAATAATAAATATCAAGTAATATTTAACAATTATAATTCTCCTGCTTTGGGCGATAGAATTTTAATAGTATATAAAGCTACAGATTTGCGAAGATTTCAGCCATTCACTTTTTCAAATTCAGTTTTTAAATCAAGAATAGCAACACTTCAATATAATTCGGCTAATAACACGCTTATAACTGATATCCAAAATTTTAGTTCTGCAAGTTCATTATCTTTTAAAATAAGAGAGCCAAATTCTGATATTATTTTACATTCAGGTTCTGATGGGTATGTTGTTCCACAATTAAATACATCAAATGCTACATTTGGTAGTATAGGATATAATTTTTCAAATATAGCGGATATTTTATTTAAACAAATAGAGATATCTAATGCTACTGCCCAAGATAATAATGGTATTTATAATATTACGTCATATAATCCATCTACCAACGTACTTGGCATTACTTCTGTAATTTCAAACATTGATAACAGACAAGTATCTATTATTCGTCTTTCAGATAGCAAAGATTTATGGAATGATTCTTGCGCCATAACTCCTTTATTAAATAGCATTACAATTCCTTATACAGGTCAAGCAAGCTCTGGCGATAAAGTTTTGGTAATGTATTTTAATTCTAATAATTTAAAGCAAACAATTACAAAGTTGGCAGTTAATGTATCTGATCAAAGTATAAATTCGGGAGTTTTAACTATAGCTGGTAACACGCTTACAAAGGCATCAAATATAGTTTTTACTGCAACAAGCAATGGATTGAAAATTAATTTGTCTGAAGCCATTAGAAAAGCATTGAACTTAAACAGTAAGACTTCAATACCGAGTAATGTAAAAATTGCCAAAATATGTAAATTGGAAAAAGTAAATACTGTTTCTGTTGGTAGTGATGAGGTTTTATCAGTTATAAATTCATATGATACGATTGGATCTTCATTAAAAGACAATTCATTCTTTTTGTCTGATTTTAATCAAGATTTATCTCTTGGCAATTTAGATTTTATATTGCCATCCACATTTAATAATTTATCAGATAATTCTGGCTCGCCATTTGTTCCTTCAATAGAAGACAAACTTAGAATTACATTTTATTATTTAACAACTGGCGACTCTGAAAACATTTCTTTCACAAGAAATGGAACTTTATATACAAACAAAACGTTTGCTTTAATTGATAAGATTTATGTGGCGTCTGGTTTTTCATCATCACAATCAACCAAGATAACAGTTTCTGCATTTAATCAACCAATTACAGGCTCACGATATAAAGTATTTTATGATTATACTGCACCCAAGCCCAATGAAAGAATAACTATTCGATATAATTATAATAAGTTGATATCCGATACAACATTTAATTTAGAAAATTCAAGACCAATTAATGCGGACGTTATAGCAAAAGCTGCAAATAAAATAACAATAGATCTAACAATGAATATAGTAATAACAGATTTAAAGAAAAATTCTGCTAATTTAGTAAAACAAAATTTATTAGATGCGCTAAATTCTCAATTAAATCAAAATGCATTGGGAGGCATTATAGATGCTTCTGACTTAGTTAACACAGCTTATACAGTAGATGGGGTAGATAGAGCAAGAGTTATATATTTTAATAAAGCTGATGCAGTAGGGAATGTATTAAGTTTAAGCGCACAAAAAAATGAATATTTTGTGGCTGGCACAATAACAATTAATGAAGAATCTCGTTAATGGAAAATCTAAGAATAGTAACATTACAGGTAATTGATAGCACTAATATAACTGCTACATTTACGCATAATTTAGACTCCACAATTGGAATATCTAACATTTCTATTGTTGCTGATTCGGTTGGCATACCATCGCCATTGGTATTAAAGACCAAAGTAACTGGCAATACATTAAAAATTACTACTCAGCCTCTTACGCCACAAGGCGCTTATTTTGTTGAATTTAAATCAGCAGATCCAATTTTGTTTAAGTCTGTAAATGGCGATGCCCTTTTATATGAAGATGGCGTCACCAACAAGCAACTTATATTGGGTCCAATAGAACCTGATAATGCAGTAAAACAATTTTTAACCAATTACTTAAAAGATAATATATATAATGTTAGCGATGATTCTACAATAGTAAGTTCAATCGTTAGGTCTTTAACGTTATCATTGTCAAAAGCTTTATATGATATAAGGCAATTAAAAAATGAAAATTATCTGTCTTTTACTGTTAATGATGAAGCCAAGCAAAGATCTGCAGGTCCATTTGACAGATTAAATGAAGAAAGTGCTTACAAGGTTCTTAGAGTCGGAAGAACTCCATTTGGAACATCATCTGTAAAAAATAACTCAGTATCTTATTTTCCTAACT